TCGTTCAAGGTGAAATCCTCCACAAAAATTTTCCGGTCCCGAAGTTTCGGTCCGCCGCCTCCCGCGCTGGGGGGCAGGTTTGAGAGGCGGCGGACCTACGGAGCGCTAGGGGGACAGCGCTCCGATCTCAAACTTCCTCGTCTTCCTCGTCCTGGGAGTATTTGTCCTGTGGGAAGGCTTCGGTCGCGTTCAGGCGACCGTCGAGGCGCTTTCCGGGCTTCAGGAACTGCACCACGTCGAGGAACAAGCCGATGCCCTTGTTCCCGGCTTGGTCGTAGGCGAAGGGACGCACGAAGGCACGCGCCGTCCAGCCTGCATGGAACTCGGTATAGTCGATGACTTCCTGGCGGGCGCGATTCACCACTCCAGGCTTGTTCTTGCTCCAGGGCTGAATAAAGATGTCACCGGCTTTATAGCCTTCGTATTGACCCTGTTTCTCGGCGCCGTCGCGGAAGCAGGAGCGCATGTTGGGCGGCATCTTGCCCTTGAAGAAATCGCGGGCGGCTTCGGCGCAGGCATCCTGGAGAGTGCGGAACTCGGGGGAAGCCTGGGCCGCCTTGTCGAAGATGAGGCTCATCGAGTAGCGGGGTTCGGCGTTGACGATCCCCGGCATGATGCGGGGCTTTTCGAGATTGAGGAACGAAGCCGTTCCCGGAGGGGTGAGAAATGCCTTGGTTGCCATGTGAAAGTGTCCTTTTCTCAGAGGGTCTAGAGGGTCCGACGCCCACGGAACGCGCCTGTAGCCGCCCCGCAGGTTAGCAAAAATAGCGTCCGCTATCATTCCGCAGGTATCCCGGGGTAGTTGCGAAATGACGATAATGAGAGTGTAAAGCGTATTGTTGCTAGGATTACTCTTAAACTGTCCAATAGCATTGTCAACCGCTATTTCTAGTTTATATTGTGCCAAAGCCTGCTCGGCCACTTGCATCATGGCGGCACGTGTCGGGCTATCGCGAGGCGTGGGAATTAAGCCAGTCACACGTAATCTTCCTCATTCCATTCCGGGAGCGCCTCCACGGCGTTCGCCATCTTGAGCGCCCTGAGAGCGGGGCAGATCGGACCGGCCTGGCAGAAGTAGCACCAGCGCCCCGCCTTCAGCTCGGAAGGCGTGCCTCTGTTGATCTGGTCGATCGAAGGCTTCAGCGTGAGATGCGCCCAGGCCAGAATTTCACCAAGTGGGATCGTCCATGTCCTGACCGGCGCCCCGCCCGCGCGTGGCTGCACGATCACGAGGTTCACGAGACGCACCTTCGCGGCGAGGTCGGGCCGCTCCTTGAGCAGCTTCTGAAACGCCCCGATGGCATAGATCATCAACTGGGTGTTTTCCTCGACCGTGACTGCGTGCCCGCGCCCATATTTCAGGTCGATCACGTAGAGAACGTTCCAGCCGATCCCATGCTCGTCGCCGCATCCGATGAAGTCTCCCGTTCCGAACACGTCCTCAGGCGATGCCTGCGCCTCGCCCGTCCAGAGCCCCGAGATGTCCAGGCGCTGCTCGACATGCGACCAAGACAGTCGATCCCGCAGGTCCGCGACGAGCGTGACGTAAAGCTGAAGCACGTTCAGCATGTCGTCGGTGATCTCGATCTCGCGGTTCTCGACCGTGAACTTCATTCCCGCTGTCCAAGGGATATCGTTGATCGAGAGCGCGGCCTGGGCGAGCGTGTGGCAGAGCGTGCCTTCCTCAGCCGCGAAGCCTGCCGGAACCGCTGGTAGCTGCGCCCACAGCGCAGGCGCGGCCAGGCAGTTCAGCCAGATGTCGGATTTCGACGGCGCCAGAAGCGCATGCGCGGGTTTCTTGCGTCCCGGCTGGATGTTCACCTTGTTTCCTCTTCCTCTTCCTGCCACGCCTCGCCGGGCTTCAAGCCGAAATTACAGCGGTTGTAATGCTCGGACCAAGGACCGAAGGCTCCGCAAAGAATGACAGTCCCATAAGCTGCCGAATGCCGGATTATGGTGGCACAGCCTTCCCAGCCGCGACGCTCGATGTAGTCGATGAGATGCTTGTCGCGGCGCCAGTCGTCGGGGTGCCTGGGATTGGCCCACACCTGCATCGCAGGCACTGCAACCGCCCCCGTTTCGCCGCGTGGCGTGATGTGGATGGTATCAGGCAGACAGTCGATGACGTAGCCCACACGATCAGGGCGCCGCATGTCCTCAGTATCCATGCCGAGAAGCCAGCCGCAGGACCAAAGCTGGCAGTCCAGCGGGCGCCGGTCGTAGATGCGGCAACCTTTGTGGCATTGATGCTGGCATTTGACGCCTGCCGGTTTGCGCATCGACTTGATGGGCACCAGCGTGCAGCACAACGTGCAGTCGCCACAGCGCCGATGGCCCCAGCGCAGGGGCGCGCCGTCAGGGCCGAAGTCGAGGGTCATGTGGCTCAAGCGTAGCTCCAGACGATCATGGGGCGCATCACATTCGAGGAATTCAGCCGATATTCGGGTGGATGGGCCTGAACGAGCCCTTTCTTCTGGAGCGGCTTCATGCGCGGCGAGACGGACCAGGGATGCAGGCCCACATGGCGGGCGATCTCGGTCGAGGACCAGGTGCGGGGCTTGGTCATGAGCAGGAAGCGCAGCACGATCAGCTCCTTGTTGTTTACATCCACGCCGAGAGCGGCCAGATGGGAAGTCCAGGGGTCGGTTATACGCGCGCCGCCCCCGGGAGCGGTCCCGGAGGCGGTGCCTGCGGCGATGACAGTCGCCAGCAGGGTGGAGGTCATGCCTCCACGCCCACCGGGATTTGCTGCTGCTGCACGAAGGTCCACAGCGCCGCGCGGTGTTCCTCCGAGGCGTTGCGGATCAGGTTGATCTTGAGCGTCGGGCGCAAGGTTTCGAGGGCCTGACGGATCGGGCCGCCATGCGGTTCCGCCACCACCGCCTTGGTGATCGCCCGCTTCAGCTCGTCCAGGGAAGGGAGTTCATCCGGGGCAACCTCCGGTGCCTCTTCGGGCTGCGCCGGGGGCTCTGCGGCCTTCCTGGGACGGCCACGTGCCTTCGGAGCGGAGGCCGGTTGATCTGCCGCCTCGGCTTCTTGAGGGAACTCCTGGGGAGCACCAGAGGCCGCCACGTAAGGGGCAGTCACGCCTGACGGCTCGTCGGCGCCGTTGGCCTTCGAAGCCAGGGGAGCATTCAAATCCGCGTCGAGAAGGGTCGAATCGGGCTTGTAGCGATGCGCCATCTGGTTGATGACGGAGGCGAGGTGCCGCGCGCTCTCGGCCTCGATGATCAGTTGGATTTTTGGCATGACCGTTCTTGTCCTTTTCGATTAGCGATGATCGCGGGGAAGACCTTTCGAGAGATTCTCCAGGCGCTTGTTGATCACGAGGACGTTGCAATCACCGCAACAACGTCCAGTCCTCAGCGGCTCGGCGTTATGGCCGAAGCCGTGATAGGTTGCGCCACAGACCACGCAAAGCTCGACCTTCACGTCGATGCGCGGATTGGGATCATCGTCCCAGTCGTATCCGCTCTCGTCACGCATCTTGCTTGTCCTGATCGCCATCCGAAATACGCGCCGCTTCCCGGCGCTTGATTTCCGCCCATTGGTGAAGATCGCGCAGAGCCGCCTCGCCATCAGGGCCACGCATGTAGCTTGACGCGAGCAAGTAGCCGATATGCTCTTCCATGCGGCGGACACGCGCCTCGATCTCTCCTTCAGTCAGCACTGGCGTTCTCCTTCGACACGCGATTCTCGATGATGAACTTGAAATCTGCGGGGTTCGCCTTGGCGCCGATCACGCCCAGAATTCTGCGCCTCGCCGCCACCTTGGCGCGACCAAGAGTGAGGTAGCTGCCCCAACTGTATTGCCCGGGCGCGCGCCCCCAGTCCCAGCCCTTCGTTGTCTCACGAAGATAAACAGTCCATCGCGTCATCGGTTGCTCCTAGAAACGTCGCCCTTGAGGGCGGGGAGGCGCTAAGCTATCGTCGGCATGGGCCTTCCCAGTCCTTCGAAAATCTCCTCCGTTCACGGAGGGGAAGATGTTAAGCTGGATCGAGGATGAGCCCGATCTCCCTGGATTTCTGTGCCAAAACCCTTTGAATGCGCTCATCGAGCGTGTTCGGCAGGGTCACGAATTGCGCCAGGACGGGAGAAGCCTGCCCGACCCGGTGCGAGCGTGAAGCCGCTTGATTATTTTCCTCAGGCACCCACGACGCTTCACAGAATAATACAGTTGACGATGCTGTCAAGGTGGCGGCGGTCCCGGCACTGATGATTTGCAGGATGGCGACATGGACCTTCGAGGAATTCTGAAAGCTGTCGATCAGGAGATCACGCTGCGAAAAGCCCTGGGCGTTCGGCTTGTTGGAGACAGCACCGTCAATCACGATCGATCCATAACGATTGAGACGAAATCTCAACTCCGCGATCACGCGCCTGTGGTGGGCAAAGACAATGACTTTCTGGTCGGGGTCGGTCGCCATCAGGTCGTCCACGATGTCCGCGACCGGATGCGCCTTCGCCTCCCCGAGGATGCGCCGCACCGTGGCGAGCGCGATATTGCCTTCCTTCAGCGCGTCAAGGAAATCGGCGTCATCCAAGGTGGCGAGATTGCCCGTAAGCTCGCGCAACTGGTCCTTGGCGCTCGGCGTGAGCGAAGCATCGTTCGGCAGCATCAGCTCGGAGAACATCAGCGGGGGAAGCCCCGCGTCCTTCTTGCGCTTGCGCGACATGAACGGCTTGATCCTCTTCGACAACTCGTCATGGTTGCGCGAGCCCACGATGCGGAACCCGTGGAGCGTGGGCTTCGTCACGCAGAAGCGGGTCACATACTGGTCGTAGGTCAGCGGCTTGTCGTCCTGGACGATGATGGTTTCCGGGGCCAGCGCATGCAGGACAGGCCAGAACTCGGCGGCGTGGTTCAACAAGGGCGTGCCTGTCAGGCACCAGATGCGGGTCGCGGCACCTGCGATGCCCTTGACGAGATCACATTGCTCGCCCAGCACCTGCTGGGTGCGGATGGCGTCGGGCGACTTCAGCGCATGGCTCTCGTCCAGGATCAGAACGTCCCAGGCTTGCGCCTTCAGCGCCTCGATGACGCGGTTCTGCCGTGAAATCTGCGAATAGGGCACGATGCGCACGCCCGCGCCCTTGGCCCAGGCTTCCGCCGTTTGCGTGTGAGCCGGGTCGAAGACGCGGACCACGCCATAACTCGTCCAATCCCGGAAGTGCTTGACCCACACGCCCGTGGCGATGGGCGGGCAGAGCACGAGGACGCGATAGGCTTCAAGGTCTTCGCAGGCGACGACTGCGGGTGGCGTTTTTCCCACTCCGGGTTGCCATGCCATGAGCCGGTGCTTCTCGCGCTTCAGCCACTCGACCCCCTCGTCCTGATAGGCGAACAGCTTCGGCACGGTCATTGCCGCGTCGAGTCCATGAGGAACTTCCATACACACAAAACGACAAACCCCTGGAAAAGCCAGGGGACTACCACGAGGAAAAGCCAGGGGACTACCCCGAGGACAAGAAACAAGATCACGTTCAAGATCAAATCCACCATTGTCTCCATTGTCATACATTCTCTCTCAACTCCTTATACACATGCACAGCATGCTCCGCAATAAGAATCGCATCGGCGCGGTTGTGATCGAGCTTGCGGGCGAGGGACGCAGCGCAGGACGGAAACAACCGGACGGCTTTCTCGACAGCATTGGCCTTGGCCGTGATGCTATGACGCTTCTGCCAGACCCGGGGCCGAACGTGTTGGTATGGAATTTGCAGTGCGCCCAGCACACCTTCGATAGCTCCGCAGGCACGTCCGAAGGTAAACATGCTGGTCACACCTTGCTTCGGCATGGCGTGAACTTCTTCCAGCATCGCGAAGTCTATGGAATAGCCTTGAAGCACGGCCACGAAGCCGTGAACATTCAATGATTTCGGAAAGCGCGGGAGATCGCTTACCCATGCGATGTCACCATCCCGCCAAATGGCAAAGGCGCCGTTCAATCCGGGGTCTATACCTAGAATTGTCACCATGTGTTTGAACCTGCCATACCGAGAGGTCATGCACAAGGCTTTTTCGCGTGTCGTCAAAGATATTGACGACAAAAAAAAGAAAACAAAAAAGTTGGCGACAAAATTTCTCTGCTATATCAATGCTATGTCAATGTTGTCTTCAATGTCGTCAATGTCACCAACGATATAGGTTCATAGAGAGGGGAAAAAGAGGAAAGGAAGGGGTCGCGTGCGTGCGCGCGCACACACACGGCAACCCCAAATGGGCGAAGACATTGGCGACACTGAAGACCTTGTTGATATCATTACGGAATTTGGGTTTGTCGGAGTTGAAGACACACGGCGACAGGCGGCGACACCCAATTCCTGGCATTAGTAAAAATGCCACTGTTTCCGGGGGCTTGCGCCACATGCGGGAACAGTTCCAACACTCTAGGCAATGCGCAGGACACCGTCAAGCGCTACGCGATAGAGGGAGTTCAG